CGACAACTATTTTAAACCACATCCAAGTGCATATCCTACGGGACTGCATTGGCGAGGTAGAGAATGGAAGTTGGTACAGCTACCTACCGGTAGTTAACCAAACCCATAACCAAGTGCCCTCACTTCAATCGAAGAATGAGGCCTTGTATCACCTGCCCTCAGGTTCAATACTGGACTTAAGGAAAGGCGGTAAGCGTTTAAGACCACAAAAGTGGAACAAGGGGGAATATTTTCCTACCCATACAAAAACACAACTGTTTAAGATCTTCACCCGAGATTTCGGTATTGGAGTTAAAACAGCTAAACTTATCTCAGAGCTCCCTCGAAAGAGGTTTGCTCGGATTGAGTCATTTATCTCTGGTCTAGTTGATACAATAGTATTGGCTGACCTAGACTTCTTTATCTTGGATTCACCTGGCCAGAAACTGGCTAGAGTTCTGATAAGAAAGATTTGGAGACAAGGTTGTAATAATAATTATAACCTAATCCCAATGTGGAAGCAATTTATCAATTACTTCTTTATCAAGGCGTCTAAGACTGAAACATTAGAACCAGTCCCCGAACCATGTTACAACATGTTCGTTCGTCTTGGAAACTTCCTTTGGAACCGTTGGGACCTCGGGAAGATAAATAGAGATAAAGCTAAGAAACTAGCTCATCTTTGTCATTCTCGTCAGATGCCATATATGGGATCTAAGACGGAAGAGGAAGCCCGATCCAAGTTTAAAAAACTTGTAACGAGCGACCCTAAAGTGGACCAAGCACATATCAAAAGATTAATGATCGGAGCCACTCGAATCGGAAGGATATGTAAGTCTCTATCAGAAGATAGAAGCTTCACACCTAGCTTATTACACTTTAGTGTAACAAGTTCCGGATCGCTACACTCAACCATCCAAGATGGTGGTCAAGCGAAAGCTGCCTGGGACGCATTCACAACAGTGATGGGCGAACCAGAGCAGGAAACCTATGAGGAGGAAACTCCCTTTGGTATAATCCGTCATGTACAAGGTCAAGAACTTTGGAAGACGGCATTCCGTAACAATTTCGAAGCATCGATGTTATCACGGGAAACAAGACCCTTAGGAACTAAATATAGATTCACCAAGAAGTCTCCTTGGTCCCTAGTAGGCGTAGACGCCCACATAGGAAACCAGCTCCGCTATGTTGCCTGGAAATGTTCAGAATCTGAACAAGTCCTCTCCTGCCGTCTAGAGACGGTAAAGGAAATGGGAGACAAAGCAAGAATAGTCACCTGCCAACCATGGTGGGTAGGTGTACTTGAATCACCTATGGCACACTTTCTCAAGTGGCACTTAGGTTATCATCCGTCCGCATTCAGTTCTCTGAAGCGGGCAGATCAGGCATGGGAGGCTCTAAGAGTACTCTCTAAAGCCAAAACCTGTAAAGATTACGAGGTCTTGTCATCAGACTTGACTTCTGCAACCGATGCGATTCCTTTCGAGGTAGTGAATACACTCCTCGAAGGATTCATATTGGGCCTTGGGAAAAATCCTAAGGAACCCTTAGCGCAAACCGCCCTCTCCCTAGTAGGAGTGGGTCGAATTATCAACGATCGAAGTAATATGGATTCGTATTACTCTTCTCGTGGAATTATGATGGGCGAGCCGTTGGCAAAGCCTGTCCTAACAATATTAGGTCTTGTAATGGAAGAACTA